TTTGTGCCAAAGATATTATTAGATTTACAATCGAAAAAAATCGCCGAACCTACATGGTCAACCCTATATACTTTTACAAAGGAACTATTAAGAAGCTCTTCTACTGCGTAAAAGAATTTGATCGTATGCCTCAACGAAATGAGGAACTAGATGAGCAGTACTCAAATAACGACTAAATGCAATTAATTAGACAATCAAAGAATATCCATGAATTAAAGATTGATGGAAGCAAAGTTAAAATCGCTATGTTCAGCGATATCCACTGGGACAACCCTAAGTGCGATTGGAAATTACTCAAGAGAGACCTAGATTACTGCCTTAAAGAATCTATTCCGATGATGTTTAACGGAGACACATTCTGTCTCATGCAGGGAAAATGGGACCCAAGGGGTACTAAGTCTGACATCCGTCCGGAGCACAACAACATCCGATACCTAGATTCTATTATAGAAACAGCCGTAGACTTTTTTACACCCTACTCACACCTAATTACCGTTGTCGGATATGGAAACCACGAAACTGCAATACTTAAACGCCATGAGACAGATGTACTTCAGCGCTTTGTTGACTTGCTTAATTACAAAAACAACACTAACGTTCAGACCGGAGGTTACGGTGGATGGCTTGTAATAAATCAATGTATTAGACCTAAACACAGATTATCCACCAAGGTGCGATATTTCCATGGAAGTGGAGGAGGTGGAATTGTTACACGTGGCGAGATCAACCTTACTCGTGCTCTTGAGATGTATGAGGACTTTGAGGTATTTGCAATGGGACATATTCACGAGAACAAGTGCACCAATGTCGCTAGAGATACCATCGAACACAACCCTGCGTGCGGATGGTTTAGCAAACAAAAGCAAATTCACTTGATGATTACCGGTACTTACAAAGAGGAGTTCGGGGATGGTTCAAAGGGATGGCACGTTGAGCGTGGAGCACCTATCAAACCAATTGGTAGTAGAATACTTATCATAGACACAAAAAGAGTTGTTGACAAGAAAAATAATACTGATAGATCAGAAAAATTAATCGACAGCATCAAGTTTCCATTATAATTACTATATTTGAACTCTTGTTTTTTGTTTGTATATTGTTTGTTTTGATTGGAAAGGGGTTTCGGCCCCTTTTTTTGTATACAAATAATTTTTATCTTTGACAAAACATTGATTATGAAAGGAGATAAATACTGGGCTTCAAATCCTAAGAAGAATGGCAGCTACGTTGACTATGGTCGAGTAGAAGGCCGACCTGCATCATCTAACAGCCTAAAGGAGGATATGTCTTGCGCTTGTAAGCCTGGATTTAAGTTGATGTACAAAAATACCAAGGATAAAAAATACTGTGATTAATATGAAAAGAGGTAAAGCACTTAAAAAAGCTTTTATGGAATATGAAGGCAGCATGGCTGAAGAGAAGTATCCATCAAAGAAGACTATGAAGAAACACGAGAAATCAGAGTCTAAGAAAACTGAATCTCGTGAAAAGAAAATGTCAAAATTTAAAAAATAAAAGTTATGAGTATTAAAGCAAAACTAGCTGCTGCTGTACAGCGTGCAAATGACACAGGTAGTGGAAACAAAAAGAAAGGTCCAGTTAAAACCACAATGCAACCAATGCAGGTAAAAAAACCTACGGTTATAACACAAAATCGCCCTACAGGTTTAGCCGGTACAAATCGATTTACTGCTCCAGCTCCGTCAGCTACTTCATCTGTAAAAACTAAATCAGATTATAAAGCACAAAATGCAGCTGCTAAATTAGAAAGCAAATACGCTAAAAAATCTGAAAACAGATCTTATCGTCAGGAAAAATCTGCTGCTAAAAAAGAGATGAAATTAGACAGAATTAAAACTAAAGAATCTGGTCAACTTGGTAAAAAAATTACTGAAGGTGTTGCAGCAGGCGGTGCAATTCTCGGATTGATTGATCAAGTTAAAAAAACTTTTCCTGGTAAAAAAACAGAAAATGGTCAAACCGGGAACAATCAAACCGGAGGATAATTTAAAACTGCTATATGCGTCAACCTAAAGACGGTGTAGCTCGAAGGTTAATACTTACCACAGACTGGAAACCTAACCATGCTGAATTTGATTATCCAAAACCATTCGTGGATTGGATTGACAGCATAAATAGCGGTTGGCAGAATAAAGTAAGTTTCAAGCCTTTCGATCTGTACTGCGAACAAGCCAGAATCTGGCTAGAAGATGATACCCTCATTACAGACTTTGTAAATGAAGAGGATCAATACAATTGGTTAGCAACCGAGATACAGAAATGTAACGACAACACACTATACTTCTGTAATAAATACGGATTCATTAAGGAAGATAAGTCCGAGAACGGTATGCTTCGCTACCAAGCGTGGGATGCACAGAAGGTTCTTCTATTTTTATTCGACTGCGGATACTCAATGATGATTGGTAAAGCCCGACAGATTGGTTTTACCACAACCATGTGCCTAGCAGGGATGAAGCGTGTGAATCTAAACAAGTCCTACTTTATTAAATTCGTTACCCACTCAAAGGATAAGGGTATTGAGATTTTCCGAGATAAAGTAAAGTGGGCATACACTAAGATTCCTGATTACATAGCTCAGGACGTTAAAAACTGGACAGACCAAGTAATGTCATTCGATAAAAAGGGTGAGAAGAAAGGTCGTGACGAAGGTGGTGCATCACGCTTTCAAGTAGATACTCCACAGGTAGATGCAATCAACGGTGGTTCACCATCAGCAGTATTTGTCGATGAGATTGGTCTATTCGATATATTCGGTGAGATGATGCGTGAAGGTCGACCTGCCTTATTTAAGTACAACCCAGAAACAGGAAAAATGACCATGCAGCAACAGTTTATTGCATGGGGTACAGGAGGCGAAATGGATAAAGGTGGATCAGTATTTGAAGCCGAATTCAAAATGTGTCTTAGCCAGTGGAGGGATAAAAACTTTGATTATGGAATCATACCATTATTCTTTAATGCTTACGCACGTAGAGGAGTCACAGATCAACACATCGCCAACGAACGTAAAGCGTACTTGGCACTTGAGGGAACCAAAAAAGGAGAAGTCGCAAAAGTACAGTTCCACCAGCATTATCCTATCACAATTGACGATATGTTCCTCCGGAAAGCGAGAACACTCGTTCCGATTCATTACTGTAACCAAAGATTAAGCGAGATATACGGTAAAGATGTGCCTATTGAGTACGGATACTTCGAACCTATTATGGATATGAGCCAACCTACGCCCGATTTGATTACAGAATACCGTATCACAGGGGCTAGATGGATAAACACCTCAGGTAGAGAAGACGTATCCACCACAGCAATGGTTGTACATCACCCACCAAATGGGGAAATATGGAAGAATAGATGGTACCAAGGGACTGACCCCATCAACTCCGAGACAGGACACTCCATGATGTGTAGTGCCATATGGGATTCACTGACTAATACCGTAGCTTCCGTAGTATTCCACCGTGATCGCAAGTTTAAATACACCTACCTACAGGTACTACTGCAAAGTTTGTACTACGATCAACAACGCAGAGGCGGTGCAAAGGAACTTGTAGAGAATAACATTGGTGATATGCACGTTGACTTCCAAGAGATACACGGATTCAAGACAAAGTTTACCGCTAACACTCAGCTACCGGAATACTTTCAGACTTATGGTGGGAAATGGTTCGGCATTTCCAACAAAGCGAACACGGCACCGAGGATTATTGCTAAAGTTGAGGAGATGATTGATGCCTACGGCATCAATATAGACGTTCCATGGCTGTGGGAGCAGCTGAAGACGTTTGTTGAGAAGGATTTGAAGAGCTCGACTAGCCATAGACAGACTCGTTACCAAGCAGCGGATACTCGCTACGATTATGATGATGCCATCTTTGCTATTGCTTTTTCATATATCAACGCTCAGGCGCATACTAGATACGACCCGGAGAATATCAAGTCTCAGGACAAAGAAACGCACGTGGTGACAAAGTATGTGCAATCTAAGGAGACTAATTTCCGTATGAAGTTAGCTAAAGTAGATAAACGTACCGGACGAATCTTAAAGATACTTAACTAGGTCTTTATCCAGGCCTAGTTTTTTATTTTCCCAAACTATTCCTTGTTTATTATTTATAGGAATATGGTACTGATCCATAATTGAAAGAAACAATTTCATCTCTTTCTTGTTTAGTATCTTAAATGACATATGTCTATACCTAGGCATATCTTCAAATACACCTTTGTTCATGTTGATCCAGTAAAGATGGTATTCGGGTTTTTTGCGATCATGCTCGAAGGCAGGGTAAACGTAGGACTTTATGATAAAGTGCTGAGTTCCGTTATCCAGGATTTGTTTTAGCTTGTTGCTAGAATATGCACTTGAGGTGCTCATATTTCATTCCAAATTAGGTCTACTTCCTGTTCCATGCCGGCTGTTTTAATGACTTTATAGTTGTCATTTTCTGCATTTAACCAACAAATATAGGAATTACCTAATTTAATTTGACATTCCGTCTCAATTATTTTTTTATATATGCCTAATTGTAAGCTGTATGTATTGTACTCGCAGTCATCTAAATGCTTCAATCCTTTTTGCATTTTATTCTTAAACGGACTGCTAGTTTCAATCTTCTTACTAGTCTTATAATCCCAAATCTGTAACTCTTGAGCTTTTATGTTCCAGAATAACTTATCAATCATTCCACATAGACGCTTATCAAAACTTCCTATAACGAATTCTAGCTTGATAGGGATCAGTTTATCCTTTGTGTCATGGTAGAAGTTGTCTACGTAGGTTAAAAGTTGCGTAGGGGGCTCATATTCGTACCAATGAGGTACATATGCCTTCTGAAGAAACTTCATTTCAGCGTATCTATGAACTTCTGTTCCTATAGTTCCGGATCTCTCACGTATCTGCTCCCAATTTTTAAGAACTTCCATGAGTTCCATCCCGTGCTTCTTAGCATATTTGCCAGCAATTAGGACATCGTCAAAAATATGTTTGTAGTCTTTGAGCAGAGTTGTCACTGATCTACACTCGTAACCATTGTAGATATACTTGTGCTCGTCTTCATGGAAAACGATGCCAGTGAATTTATTTAGTTGCTCCTGTAACAAAACTAATCTAATACCGTAACAGAAATTGACTCCATCAAATCTTCAAACGCAGCTTCAGCATTTTCATCATCCTCAGTCTGAGGTCTGAACCTAGCAGCCAAAAAGTATTTGTATTTACTTCCTTCAGGAAATCTTACTTCCTCAATTTCAAATCCCAAAGCCATGTGATGCTTTGCAAGCTTTACAACTTTAGTGACGGTGTACGTTGCACCTTTCTCAATCCATGGGCCTACGTAGTCAGCAGGTCTACCCTTGTCGTTAATGCAAATTGCTTTTAATGTTTCCATAATTATAAAAAAAAGGCCCCCACTGTGTGTGAGTTGGGGATGGATGCGAGGGCCTTAAATTGATTAACCTCTAAAAACGTTGTATGCTGATTCCCTAAACTCACGGGACAAATCTATGGACTATTTTTTAATCCACAAAATATTTGACGAAAAAATTAAAAAAAGAAAAAGAAAAATAAGAAAAGAGAAAAAGAAAAAAAGAAGCAAAAAAAGAAAAAGAGAAAAGAAAAGATTAACTATATATTCGTATATACTACGTATATACTCACATATACTTAATCAAAAAGAAAAAGAAAAAAACCCAAACCCAAAATTTTTTATTAATTTTTTGTTTTATATTTGCCGAGTACTATGCACGGTGCATGGTTATTTTTTAACCACACAGACTTAGGTCAGTGTATAATTTTATTTAAAATGGCTATTACATTTAAACTCCCGGTAATCAATGCTGATTCTGCATTGTTACTAAACACTCCGGTTGCAGCTACTGACGTAGTTCTTGCTTCTGGTCGCTTAACAATCAAAGATGAGTCTGGCGCTAATGCCTTGATCATCAAAGCTACTGACCTTCTTGGTTTCCGCTACACTGCTGGTGTTACTGGTACTGCAAACGTAGTTGATGTTCAATTGTCAGGTGTTCCTATGTCGTTCCCTGCGCCAGGTAACGGTCTTTTTACGCTTACGGTTTCTGCTCCTTACGCTCAAGCTTTCTTTAGTGGTGGTGTTGAAACTAACGCAACTTTTCAAGCTCGCACTTACACTGTTGGTACTGATCCTACTCCAACTGCTGCTGAGTTAGCTACATTGTTTGTTTCTGAAATTAATGCTGACATCAACGCTTACTTTACAGCTGTTGTTACAGGTTCTACAACTGTTCGTATCACAGCTAAAAACGCTGGTTTTGGTGGCTTGAACGTTGTTGCTCCTGTAGGTGCTACTGTGACTGATTCTACTGCATGGGTTGCTCCTGCTGGAACTCCATCACAAGTTCTTGCTCAAATAAACAACGCTGGTTTAGTTTCTGCTGCTCTTTACCAAACTTACCAAATTATTTACCGTAAAGAAATCCGTACAAACCTAGTTAATGGTATGGAAGTTTCTAAGCCGGTTACTGCTTTGGTATACTTGAATGCTGCTGATGCTGGTGCTGCTGCAACTGTTACAAAATTGACTTCAATCTTGAATGGTTCTTGGGCTGCTACTTCAACTCAGTATGTTGACTATCTTGGTTGCCCAGCTGTATAATTAAAATTTAATTACCTTTGTAGGGTAGGCATTAAATTGTCTACCCTATTTTTTTATTACTTTTATGGTTGAAAAAGAAGTTGAATTAGTTCTATTCGGTCTAGAAACAGAAAACGATTTGAGGTTGGAATACCCTGAGTTAGCTGAGATAGACGAGTTTAAAGGGCTTAAGGCAAAGGAAGTAAGACTTAGTTGGTTGCTCGGAAATAGAACAAGTCCGATTTACAGATTAAGCAAAAAGGATCGGTTATCAAAAGCCCTAGAATTAACCTATGGCAGAGACTACCACATCCGTAAAGACCTTGGCGAAATTATTAGAGGGGAACTTCCTGACTATATCGTCAATGCCGTTAAAAAAATGGAGTCATTTAATCCTGAGTACAGGTTGAGGGCAAAGTTGATGACGCAATATATGTTCGAGATATTGAACGAAATGATTGTCCTTGATTCACAGACACTTGCGAGCATGGACATTGATGAAAAGAAGAAGTACACTGACTTAGTTGTCAAGGTTAATGATGAGTTACCGGGGATGATTAAAAACTTAGAATCAGCATACGGAGCTAAGACTATAGATAAGAAGACTAGGAAAGAAGTGCTCGTTAAAATTAATGATGTATTGAAGTGATATGAGTTATATGTTCAGCACAGGTAGACTTAGACCTAATAAGCTACAAGGAAAAAAAGATAAGGACTACCACAAGGAATATGCTAAGTATTGTTTAGCTATTATGAGCAACTATATCTATCGCAGGTATATCAACAAGTGCTTAATCAACTGGTCATTCTTTAAGGGACAGGATGGACAATGGATCTTCGAGGAAGACATTGAGGCATTCTTCTTGGATGAGTCAGGAGATGTTCGTAACCGACTCAAATGGACAAAGAACGTAATCAAGCCAATGGTACAACAGTATGTTGGTAATGCTATTCGTTTATCATACGATGCTCGTGCTAACTGCGTATCTGATTTCGTAGTAAACAAGCGTGAGCAAGAACTCAAAAGACTTAAGTCACTTCAGAAAGTTGGCGATGCAATGCCATTTTTAAAAGAAATCATTCAGGAGTTTAATCCTGTAATGGATACTGAGATGGAGACTGAAGAGTTATTCTACAATACATTCGTAGAAAACTACGAGAAAGACATCAACAATCTCATTGAATTTATTGCTAATGAAGTAAATATTGATGAGCTTAAAACTCAGATTACACGTAATCTTGCTCTTTGTGGTTTAGGAATTTACAAAGGTTATGAATCAGGAGAAAATTACATGGCTGAATGTGTTAACCCATTGTTCTTTTTGTGGGATATGTCTGCTAAAAAACCTGACTTAACTGATGCTGAGTTTATGGGTGAGTGGTACTACATGGATAGCCCGTCTATCTTTGAGAAATACCCACATCTTACAAACGATGAGCGTGAGGCAATTGAAAATTACTCAAACCACACGAATCAAAACAATATGCACAAAATTGTAAATGGTATCTATACCATCCCTGGTGGTAAAGTTCCTACTTACGAAGTGTATTGGAAAGATGTTGAGAAAAAAGATTACGGTTGGGTAATGGATGAGTATGGGTATCCATACTACACTATGATTAACGACTCTTCATCTAAATACACAGATAAAGACCTCATCGAACCTCAGACTGAAAAGCATAAAGAGGAAATGGGTAACAAGAAGAAACAAACTATCTATGTAGATATTCTTCGTTACTGCATTATGATTCCTCAAGAGGAAATTGGATATGGAGATATTGTTCTTGAATATGGTATTATGCCTTACCAAGAAAAAAATCTTTATGATCCTTCAAATGTTAGATTCCCTTATAAGTGTTACACATGGGTATATGATCGTGGAGAAGTTTTAACGCCACTAGATGACGTTATTGATCCACAAAGATTCCTCAACCGTACTATATCTGTTATTGAGTCTCAGATGGCAAATATGCGTGGAAGCGGTACAGTTATTTCTAAGTCAGCAGTTGACGATAGAGATGGTGAAGCTGATATCAATCGTAACATTAACTCATCTAAGCCAATCTTTGTAGATACTGACCGTGTTGGATCAGTGCAGAATGCTATTGGTACATACGGAACAAACATTGGTCCGGGTACACTACAGATGTTCCAGGTTATTCAAGCTGTGCAGCAATCTATTCAGGATGTTACAGGTGTGAATGAGGCTATGACAGGTACTCAAGGTGGTAATGATATGTTGGTGGGTGTTGTTGAAGCTCAAATTCAACGTGGTTCATTAGTGCAAGAGCCATTCTATTGGGCATTGACATCAATCTTACGTCAGGCATATGAGCATATGGCTACCGTAGGTAAATCTATTTACTATGATAATCCTCGTAAACTTGCCATGATGGTAGGTGATGATGGTTTAGGTAGAATTATGATTACTAAAGATCATTTGCTACAGGATTACAGAATCTTCATCAAACGTTCTGAAACTCCTGAGCAAGGAATTAGCGCTGCAAACCAATTGTTGTTTACGTTGCTTCAGTCAGGTATGATTGACCAAATTACTTTTGCTAATTTATTTAATCGTGCTACACCTGAATTAGTTGCTGATGGATTACGTAGATTCCAAAGAGATAAATTAATGGCTCAACAACAAACTGATAAAGCTGCTAACGAAGGAGCTATTCAAGGAAGAGCCGCTGAAGCTGAAATGGTTAATCAATTGCAACAAGCTCAAGCTGAGCAAGAGCAGAAACAAATTGACATGGAGCAAATGAAGCACAATCAAGAAATGGAAAAGGTAGCCGTAAAAGAAGGCGCTAAGACAGAAAGAGATATAATTAAAATACAGGGTTTACAATAAATGATTATTTTTGAACAAATAAAGTAAAGTATGAGTGATACAAACTTCGGAAATGAAGTTCAAATTGCATCTCAGGATATCTTTGACAGCCCAGCTGTTGCAGAGTTGGATCTAGGGATGCAGGAACAACTTCGACAAATTGAAGCTTTGGCCGGAATGGATCCGAGCTTCGCAAACTCTCAGGAGTATAAAGACTTGATGACTAGCATACAGGCAAGTAGTCAAGCACCTCAAAACGATGAGGAAGACGAGGAAGAGGAAGAGGATGATAGTGAAGAGGGCGAAGGTTCTCCTGATGACATCTTTGGAATCATGTCAACTCCAAAAAAGGCAAAAGAAATTAAACTTAATTTTGAGCCACCGAAGGAGATGATTGACCTTATCTCTAATCGTTTTGGCGTGAATGATGCGTCTAAGTTCTTTTCATCTGTTGAAACGTGGAGAAGTCAAGCCCAGGAGGGTTCTGAATTGAAGCGTGAGTACGAAGCATTAACTTCTGACTTGCAAGCTTTGCCAATGGATTTGCGTGCATCTATCGAGATGTGGGCAGCAGGTGAGGACTATACTAAGGGGCTGACTATGTCACAAAGACTGGACTTTTCGGGTGATTTTACTAAACAAGATCCTGAAAGCCTTGTCCAGCATTATTTTGGTGAGCAGTATGACGAGATAACATCTGAATTTGAAGATGGTGATATCTCTGATTCTGAGTATCAGAATAGGATTAAGCTTCTAGCGAATTCAACAAAAAGATTGTTTGTCGATGACAAAAAAGCATTAGAGAAAGAACGTGAGGACTTCCTAAATCGTCAGAAAACCGAATCGGATAATCTGAAGAAGACGGCACTCCTTTCCGTTGAAAATCTAAGTAAGGCTTACCCTAACTTCAGTAAGTCCGAGGTCTCTAAGATCCGAGGCATATTGGTTGAGGGGAAAGCGGATAATCTTTTCATGAATGCCGATGGTACATATAAAGAAGATGCAGCTGAATTAGTTGCGTATGCTATGTACGGCAAGAAGATGTTGGAGTCGGTCAAGAAGCTTGCCCAGCGTCAAGGTGAAAGTATGGCTAACCAAAAAATAGTCGATTCAAGTCCGAAGCAATTGCGTAAGCAGAAAGCTTCAGCGCCAAACCAAGGACAAGTTCCTCAGGGGGCACAGCACTTGAGTGGTTTATTTAGAGGAGATCCATACGCATAGTAAATTAATTGTAAATTTTTAAACTGAAGCAAAATGGCTTTATATAATGAACCGAACGTTAAGTTCACCAACCAGAACTACAACTCTGTAGGATCCGAGTATGCAGCTTTGTATGGTCACGATATCTCGTTACTCGTACAAAAGTTAACTAACCGTGCAATCTTTGATGCTGCTCCTCAGCAGTTCATGGACTTGAAATTATTAAACATGGTAGCGGCAGAGCAAGTAAACTCTGACGAATTCTTCTATCAAGAGATGGGTTACCAACGTGAGCCGCTTGTAGCTACAGCTTCTTCTTCTGCTGTTTCTTGGCCTACAACCCAAACAATTTCTGTTACATCTACAGACAATATCTCAACTAACACAATTATCTCTTACCCTAACGGTCAAAAAGGTAGTGTGATTTCTGTTGATACTTCTTTGTTAACTGTAACTGTATCTCCTTACAATGGTGATACTCTTCCTGCTGTTTCAGCTGATGACATCCTTGCTAACGTATCTTCTGTTGACCACGATGGTTCTGACGGTTTCGCTCAGTACTTCCGTGCTTCTACAATCGAGCGTGTTAACTACGTTCAGTTGTTCAACAAAGCTATCCGTTACTCTGAAGTTGAGCTTCACAAGTTGAAGACTATGGGGACTACCTCTAACTTCCTTGAAATGGAACGTAACGCAATGTTTAACCAACACCGTATCGACCTTTCTAACGCATTCTGGACAGGTCAAAAAGGTGAAATCATCACTGCTGACGGTACTCCTGCTAAAACTACAGGTGGTGTGTTCTCTGCAATGGTAGAAGCTGGTGCTCCTAACGCTGTTGCTACAACTGCTACTTTGGTAGATGCATTTGAGGATATCGTATTGTCTTCTGAATATGGTGACTACGGTCAAGCACGTATGGCGTTTATGACTCCACGCATGCACCGTGCACTTTCTTTGGCTTACAAAGAAGAGCTTACTCGTTACGCTCCTAACGATGACATCGCTTTGTTGAACTTGAAAGAAATCAACCTTGGTTCTTCACGTATCGTTCTCGTTCCGTTTAAGCGTTTCGAAGACAAAGCATCATTCCCAGGTTCTTACGAGAATCGTATTGTACTTCTTGATATGAAAAACATCAAGCGTACTCAACTTTGGGGTGAGCGTTCAGGTGACACACTCAAATTAGAGGATGGTGTTCCTAAGCGTTACGGTGACGTATGGGTAGACTGCAACATGGGTGTGAAATTCCACAACCCACTTGCTTGTGCTTACCTTGACGTTAATATGTAATATCAAGTTACTACTACTAAAAAGGGAGGTTTCGGCCTCCCTTCTTTTAAAAATTTAATTTATTAATTATGCCAGTAAAAAAAGTACAAGACGTTACTCCTGAGACTGAAACCACAGTATTTGAGGAGTCTAACGCACCAGAGATGAAAGAGGAAAAAGTTATTGTAAATAAAGAAGATTCACTTCCTGTTTCATTGGTTCAAAAAATGATGAAGGAACTTGAGGATAAACTCATTAATAAGTTCTCAAGTCAAATCAATAAACTTAAGACAAATGAATCTCAAAAAGAACTTGATGCTGATTTAGCTTATGTTCAGGATTTACAAGAAGATTGGTTAGAGCAACCTGTTGTGTTCTTTGCATTCTCTATGAACTTTTCTATCCATGGTGATAAGAAACGTGGTGTAGAAAGTATTCCTCCTCATGGAGCCATTAAGTTTAAACCACTTGTTCGCACCAAGCGTAAGCGTAGCCGTGATGTTCAGGTTATTTCTGTATCATCTATCAAGGTGAACTCTCAGGTAGAAGTTGATTACTTACGCAATCATAGCCAATATGGTATCGCATTCTTTGAGAATATGACATCAGCTATGGCAGTAGATTCTACTTGGGCACAGAAAATGATGGAAGCTCAACAATCTATCTCTCGTCTTTCTGATATGCAAATTATTGCTCGTGTACAACAAGAAGGATTGTCAGTTACAAATAGCCCTGAGGCAATGCGTAGACAACTTGTTGAACTTACAGCTGAAAGAGCTAAGAATCAGCAAGATAAAATGTTGTACGGCAGCTTGAAACAGTCTAGTTTAGAGCGAGGTACAAACCGAGTTATTACTGAAAAAACAATTACTAACTAACCATGATACTAGCACAGGATCTACGTAACCAAATGGCTTTCGCACTCGATGCGGAGAACTCTGATCATTACCTTGATGATTTAGATTATATCCCTGCGATTAATGCATCTGTTAAGTGGTTGACAAACGTAGTGAATGCTGCTTATGGTGAAGACAAGTTAGGAGAAGAATTCTTTAGAGACTTAGCATACTCTGGGGTGTTTCAAACTACGAACACCTCCAGGGTTTCTCTAAATGTATTCCCAAGTGAAGTATGGACTATCTTAGGTGTCTATGCCAATCCAAAAACATCAGTTATTGCAGGATATCCTCCTGTCGTTACTCCTGATGTAAATACAAGTTACTTCCTTAGTAACATAAGACATTTGTCTTCATCTGATTCATGCAAACGATTGAACGTTGAAGAATGGTCTACAAACACCAACAACCCACTTGAAGCAGGTTATGATGGAGATCAGATATGTGATGCTCTTAAACTATATGCTTATATGTCACCATTTAATTACCAAGGACTTAACTCAGGAGTTAATTCTGCTGAATTAGAGGTGAGACCTTCCATCATAAATGGTAAGATTACAGTATTTTGGGCGAAAAAACCATCACCTATTACTAATTTATCTGAAAACGTAGAATTCCCTAATAGTGTATTC